GGGATGTCCCTCCAGTAGTCAATGGCGTTTCCTGTTAGGGGAATCCTGTGAAGAACCTCCTCAAAGTACGCTTTGATTACATCGACACACTGGTTCCCATAGGAGCCATCATAGTCGAGATGCTTACGGTTATATTTGAGGAAGAAGGGAATCATTACTCAGTTGCTTCTTTTGGTTCTTCTTCTACTTCCTCTTCCACTTCTGTCCTAGACTGTGCTCTCTTCGCTAACTCTTCCTCGCAGACGTTGATGTTGTTCTGCGCCTGATTGCGTGCTACCAACTGCTCATAGGCAAGTGCCTTTACTTCTGTGTCTGATAACTTCGTGATGTCGAGTGTATTCATGTGGTTTATTTATTTGATAATAAGGTTTGTAAACGAGCTTTGCGTGAGGTGAGATACTCTAGACGGAGTTCAACTATCGTATCATAGTTCTTGATTTCACTATTCACAGCTTCTAGCTCAGCCTGAAGCTCCTCTCTCTTATACTCTTCTTTCACTACTTCCTTTGTCTCCAGTACCTTGATTGTGTCTCCTTCTTTAATAATTGTTTCCATGTGTTTTATGCTAGTGTTACCTTCTTCCACGCTCCATTGTAAACGTAAAGATCATTGTTCGCTGTATCGTACACAAACGCTATTCGACCAGTGTTTGTTGTCGGTACTCCTGTTGGTACTCCGTTGCAAGTCTGCATGTAGATGAATCCATCGGTTGCAGTTGTAGCTAAGGCAGCAGTTCCTGGGACTAAGTTGCCTGTCTCGGTGATTGTTAGTCTTGTTGCAAGAGAAGTAGTCGCTGCGGTTTGCATTACAATATCTCCACCCACTGCACTAGCCGAACCTGCCAATCCTGCTCGAATGTTTACATCTCCACCATTACCATCTGTTCCTGCGCCATTTCCTCCAGTTCCTGCTATGAATGAAATAGCTCCTCCAGTTCCTGCTGTTGTGGCATCTGCTCCTCCAGTACCAGCCGTAAATGTCATTGAACCTCCACTTGAAGTTCCCTTAGAATTACCAGCTGTGAAAGACATAGTTCCACCGAGTCGAGCAACTGTATCATCTCCTCTTGCACTTCCAGCCGTGAAGGACATCGCACCTCCAGCTCCTCCTGAACCTGTGTTAGAGCCAGTACCACTAGCAAAGGTTAAAGCACCACCAGCAGAACCAGCCGAAGCAGCACCACCTCCTCCTGAAAATGTAAGTGTTCCTCCATCGCCAGGTGTAGTTCCAGTACCTCCAGTTCCAGCAGCGAAAAATAGGTTGCCCCCAGCACCGCCAGTATTAGTTACTGAACCAGCACTAGCCGCTCCTCCAGCACCTCCGTAAAAATATAGAGTTCCGCCATTACCTCCTGTGTTAGTTGTACCTGTTCCAGTAGATGCACCTCCAGTACCTGTGGTGAATGACATTGTTCCACCATTTCCACCGATTGATGTTCCAGTACCATTACTAGATGCCCCTCCGTTCTTAGTTTCTACAGAAAGAGTTCCTGCTGTTCCTCCTCTATTTGTTCCTGATGTTACACCATTAGACGCACCGCCAAATCCTGTATTTATATTTATAGGGCTACCTGCTCCACCAGTATTGTTTACCGCACCTGTAGCAGAGGCTGTAGCGCCTGTACCTCCAGTAAATGTTAGCGTACCTCCTGCTCCTCCAGTAGAAGTAGTGGTTGCGTTAGGGGCTGTTCCCCCAGCACCGACGGTGAACTGAACGACTCCACCTGTAGGTCCAGTAACACTCGCTGATGCACTTGGGTTTATTCCTGCCGCACCTGCACTAAAGGTAACATTACCACCACTAGCTGTACCTTTAGATATACCAGCCGCAAAGTTCATAGAACCTCCAGTACGAGCTACGGTGTTATCACCGCCAGCGTTTCCTGCTGTGAATGTGAAAGTACCGCCAGCACCTCCAGTACCAGTTGTTGAGCCAGTACCTGATGTGAAGTTCAATGCTCCACCTGCTGAACCTGCTCCAGCCGCACCATTACCTGCTGTGAAAGTAATAGCCCCTCCTGCTGTTGAAGTAGTTGTTCCTACGCCACCTTGACCTGCTGTGAATGTTATGTATCCAGCCGCACCTGCTGTATTAGCACCTGAACCACCTGATGCTGCACCTCCAGCTCCAGCACTAAACAACATAAATGAACCTGCACCACCTTGATTGGTTGTACCTGCTCCTGTAGAAGCTCCACCCGCTGCACCAGCGAAATAGAAGTAACCTGCTGAACCAGCAGTATGAGCACCTGTTCCGCCTGATGAAGTTGCACCAGAAAGAAGGGTGAATGAGATGTATCCTCCTGCGCCTGAAGTGTTAGCACCACTTGTTGCACCGTTGGCTACTCCACCACGAAAACCTGTGAAAGATATTCTTCCTCCACCACCACCGTTATTTGCACCAGTACCTGCTACAGATGCCGCACCACCAGCACCGTAAATAGTTGAACCTCCTCCGAAGTCAATACCTCCTCCAGCACCGCCAGTTGATGTTGTTGTTGCTAGTGGGGCACTACCTCCGTAACCAATACCTGAGAATACAGCATAACCTCCAGCCCCTCCTGTGCCAGTTGTTGTTGAGTTTGTGTTACCTCCAATACCTGTAATAAAAGATAATGTACCTCCAGCCGCACCACCGATTGATGAAACACCATCTCCACCTTTACCAGTTGTGAAACTAAGAGAACCAGCAAAACCTCCCACAGCTCCTGCGTTTGTAGCGTTTCCTCCAGCACCTGCGGTCATTGAAATACTTCCTCCACGACCTCCAGTGATTGCACCAGGTGAACCGTTAGCGTTTGAAGCTGCACCCCCAGCACGGGCGTTGAAAACAATAGTTCCTCCAGTACCACCAGAATTAAATCCTGTAGTGTTACCACTCGCCGCCCCTCCAGTACCAGAGTTAAATACAAGTCCAGCACCAGTACCGCCTGTGTTGTTAGCAGAACCGCCAGAGTTAGCAGTACCTCCAGCACCAGTTGCTGCTGGGTTCACATCAAAAGTTCCTCCAGCACCTCCTGTGGCCGCAACTGTGGCATTAGGCACAGCACCTCCACTTGAAAGGTCTATTCTCCAAGAGCCTCCTACACCACCAGTTCGTGTTCCAGTTCCATTACTTGCTCCGCCAGCTCCGCCTCCCAAAAAGAATGTTCCACCAGCTCCTCCAGTATCACCAGAACCTCCAGCACTAGCGATTAGAGAAGCACCACCACCAGCACCGCCAGTACCTCCTACTCCTGTACCGCCTGTACCAGCCAACATATAAATATAACCACCAGCACCACCTGTGATAGCTCCAGGGCTTCCGTTTGCATTACTAGCCGCACCACCATTTCTTGCATTTACCCAGAAAAATCCACCTGCACCGCCTGTGTTAGTACCAGTTGAATTACCAGTAGCAGAACCTCCGAGTCCTGTCATTAGATATATCTCTCCACCCGCACCGCCTAAGTTATTTCCAGTTCCACCCACAGCTACAGAGCCTCCGTATCCACCAGCTCCAGTGTAGCCAAGATAAATTGTTCCACCCTTACCACCTACGGCACTTGTGAGAGCAGTTGTAGTTGTTCCACCACCTCCAGGGTTTACGTTAAAGCTACCACCGATACCACCAGTACCAGTAGTTACGATACTCGTTGCTCCACCCAAAGACCCTGTATAAAGCATTGTTCCTGCTGCTGTTCCTGTAGCTGTACCGACACTCGCTGGCACTGCACCTGTGAAAGTGGGGACACGAAGTGTCTTGTTGTACGTCATGCCAGCATCACCAGCTAGAACAGTAGCGTCATTGTATTGAATTTGAGTGTCTGCTCCACCAGCTCCTGCGGCTCCTGCTGCTCCCCAAGACAAAGTTCCTGAACCATTATTAGAAAGCACACCAGAAGAATCAGCTAGGGCAGCGAGAGAAGTAAGAGTCGTGTCGAGTGGTTGCTTATTTGTGAACTGCGTTTGAATGGCCGAAGTCACACCTTTGACGTAGGAGAGTTCGGTGAGAGAGGGGTAGGTGGCAGTGGTGAGGGAAGCGATAGTGCTGGTGGTGTCGAAGTACGCAACCTGGTTCGCTGTACCGCTCAAGTCGTCAGCCTTTGCATCGAGCGCAGTCTGGAGGTCGGTCTGGTCAGAGAGGGTGCCCGTGATGGAACCCCATTCACCCCCACCAGATGCGTCTGCCCACTTAACACCAAGGTCTTCTGCAGAGTCGGCAGTCAATACTTGGCCATTTGTGCCAACAGGAACACGTGTCGCACGCACATCGAACCCGAGGATGTCGCCTTTAGTTGTAAGACCAGAATTACCAGTCCCGAATATAGAGCGATTGTTGCCAGTCAACCCACGCTGTCCACGTGGAATTACAAAGTCCAAGACAACATCGGTGTCGGTTCCGACGTTGATGACCTGTGCTGGCTCGGTAGGAGCGACAGTGACAGTCTTTCCTACACGAACACTAGCTGATTTGCCATCCCCACCATCTTTGCCGTCAACACCATCTCTACCATCTCGTCCATCACGTCCGTCCATACCATTTACACCATCTCTGCCGTCAGTGCCCGGGTCGCCCTTCATACCGATACCACGTGGCCCAGGTGGGCCTGGTGGTCCTTGTTTTCCGATGAGGTCTTCTGCGGTTAGCTTTTCTCCAGCATCGAGCTTCTCCTGGAGTGAGGAGTATTCCTGGTATAATTTCTTAGGAGCGAAGTCTCCTACGCCTTTACCTGATTCAATTATGTCTAATACCTTGTCGCTCTTGATCATAAATTAGGGATTTTGGGTAGTTTAGGGAGCTTTGGCAATTTTGGCAATGTTGGCAATCCTTTAGATGAGTGCTTCTTGTCGTCTTGCAGTGCCTTGCCTGCGAGTCTAGAGAATTCTGTGGCACCTGGTACACCAGACAGAGCACCGATGGCTCCTGCAGCTTTTACGCCTCCACGGACTTTCGTACCAGTTTCTACGCCGTTTATGACCTGCCCGACACCGGCCGATGCGTTCTCTGCCATGCTAATAGCAGGTATCGGGTTGCTGTCCCATGCGATTGCGTTCATCATAGACCCGAACACTGGGATAGTTGTGAGCGAGTTCCATGCTAGCTCTGACCATACTGAATCGTCGTCGTCTTGTGGTTCATATCCTGTGACTGCGTTCACCACACTGTCTGTACCTTTCTTGATGCCCATCTGCATGGCACCTGCTACACCGAACAACCAGAACACTCCACTGCCTGCCTGTCTCAAATTCCCTTTGCGTAGCCCCTCCGTCCAGATCTGATCCTTGATGTTGTCCCACCTGTTGAGCATGAAGCTCTGGAACTGGAATATCGTCTTATCTAGAGAACGATTACCAGTGAATGATCCTGCTGTGATGGCTAGTGGCTGGTCTTTGTAGAACGAAGAACCCTGTGACTTGCGGATTAGAGCCTGTGCCTTCTGCACTATCTCCTTATTAGGGTTTATTAAATCTACTACTAACCCTGCTTCGTCCATGAGCTTCTTATATGCGCCTACTGCGGTGGAACTACGGACGAATGCGTCCATCTTCTTGAGGGGTAGGTACCCGATCTCTGTAGCCCTCCCTAGCCAATTGTCTCCAAGCTCTCTAAATGCAACATCGTCTCCTACCGCAGTGCGTACTTCAGGAAAGTTGTCCATCACAAAATTCCTCCACTGTCGATTTGTGACGATTGCGTTTGCTCCAGAGAACATATAATCGCCACCCAATACCGATGCGCCATCAGCTAGTGAGGTGAGCTGTACCAGGGCAGAGCTTAGTTTGAACGTGAGCACTGATGCACCGAGGTTCTTGCGCACGGTGTCTAGGATTGCGATTCTCTTAGCTCCGTCTGTGCCGCCCTTACGAGCCATTAGGTCTAAGTACTGCTTCCACATGAGGTTCGATACCTGGCCCATGCTGTCCACCATCTCCTTTGTGCCTACGATTTCAGACCACATCTTAATGTCCCTACCCATGGTGGTCATGTAGGCCACATCATCTGTGTGACGCAAGAAAATCTTGTCGATGTTGAGCTGGATCTTTTGGCCACCTGCTCCAGTACGAGCCTCTGTGTATCCTTGTTCTACCTTCTTTGTCCTGCGTACTGCGTCGTCAGCGAAGGTACCGAATCTATCATAGACATCAAGGTCGCTCATCTGCTCGAAGTCTGTCATGAAAGACACATAGTTTTCCACTTGTCCTACGTCCTTGTTGTAGACCTCACGCATATACCTCTGTACCTCTGGGAAGCTATCATCGAACACCTGCCTAACAAAATTATAATATTCCAACTCCTGTGCAGTCAATGCCACTGCATTCACATCCAGCTCTGTGTACCCCATGTTGGCCAGCTTCTCCATGCCGCCCTTCTGCTTAGAAGCAGCGTAGACACCGATACGCTCCATGTTGGAATCATCGAGTTTGAGTTTCTCCAACAGAGCCAAACGCCTATTCAGAACGCCTACCTTCAGGTCATGTTGTAGGTAGTTGGTGAAGCTCAAGTCTAGAGATTCTTTGAGTGGTTCCATACCTGTCACTTTTGCTAGACCATCAATAGGAGCTATGGTCAGGTTCTTCTGTCTCAAGAAGTTATAATTATCCTTCAGCTTATTTAGGACTTTCTCTTTCAGACCTAGCTTCTGACCGATACCAGCACGTGCCAACTCTTTAGGCTCTACATTAATAGGCTGTAGAGACGCAGCTCGTAGCTCTTTTTCCACGGCGTATAGACCTTCACGTGTGCGCAGTTTCGTCTTACCTAGAGTCTCCAACAGATCTAACTCACGTGACAATGCCTCGATCTGTTCTACAGAGAGGTCGTCCTTTGGGGTCTTGTTCAGGATTTGTAGCCTATCTAAGATACGCTTTGGCATCTCGACATCTACCCCTAGTGCTCTCTGCTGTTCCAGGTAGGACTGTGTAGCACGCAAGTCTGCGATTGTCTGTGCGTTGTGGCCTTTCAATTCAAAGTCTGACATGAGGTTCTTCACCTTTTGTACGTACCCAATATCAATATTGCCAGCGTCTAAAAGACCCTCCACCTTCTTACTAAGATCACGGATAGCTGTGTTACGCACGATTTGCTCTGCATTCTTGTCGATACGTGTGAAAGCTTTGATGAGGTCTTTCTGAGTTCGGGCATTGTTGGCCATAGTAATATACTTGCCCTGTTCGGCCAATGGGATAGACTTCTTCACGTAATCAACGATCTCACCACGTACACGCTGGATGTCTCCCACTTTAATACCCTGCTTAAGCGTAGACAACTCACCAGCACGCTTCACCTCGGCCAGCTTAGTGTCAAAAGTATTGCGTAGTTGGTTGGTGATAGACTCTCTAGCTTCTGCGTACCCTGCTCTAAAACCAGCACGTGCACCCCTAGCTTCGTTACGGATGCGATCACGGAGTAGTACATCTTCTGCTTTCTCAATCCTCCTAACGTCTGGAGCTAGGCCGACAGCCCTTAGGCCTGTGCGCCCAGGTAACCCCGTTGGTACTTCCTTTGTCACGGGTTGCACTCTAGCATTACTAGGTGCTATATCAGCCCCTTGGGATACCTTTGGCAACGGAGGAAGACCAGACGCTTTGGCCTCCGCCTTGAGTAGCTGTACCTCTGGTAGCTCAAATCTCCTAGTAGACTGTACTAATCTCTCCATAGCGTCCCATGCCTGCCCTGCTTCTTTGGCTGTCTTCGCTTTGCCGAACATAGGAGCGTAGGAAGAAATAACATCATCAGGGATACCACGTGCCTTCAGTGTGTTGCGTGCTAGCGTCTCATCTCCCTTAGCGAGTTGTTCTAACAACTGTTTCTTGCCACCACCAGCGAAATCGAAAGCTGAAAGTATCGTGAATACCGGTGCGACAGCCAATTCTGCAGCCTTTTTGCCGACATATGGCTGTACTGCTAGTTCAGTCTCTGCGATATCTTGTACGAACGGTGTGACCTCATCGGCACCGAACATAGTCTTCATGATCCCACGTTCTATCTTGCCTGCCTGTGGGTCGAGTCTAAGCGTAGAAGCTTCCTTCTTGCCACTTAGTAAGTCCTTCGCAGAAGCAACTACACCTCTACTATCTCCTAGCACGTCCTTCAAGCCAGAATAGACCTGTGAGGCGAAACGTGCTGTGCCTTGTGCGACAACCTTTGGGATAGCTAGTGGGTTCACTGTCATGCCAGCCTGGCTCTCTTTCCCATACTGCATCGAAGAACCAGCCGCTACGGTTGGCGATACGTCTGTAGACAGAGGTAAATTGAGTCCCTGCGCAGGCTTAGATTCCTGTGTTCGTTGTGCCACAGGTGTGTACCCAGTCTTTTGTTGCTGGCGTTGTGAGACTGGAGTATACATTATGATTGGTCTTCCATTATTTTCAATATTTCTACATCTGTATATCCAACGGCCTTATACTTTTCTACTGCGTCTACTAGTTCAGTAAGCTTTTCTGCGTTTGTCTTTCCTGCACCAAAGAATCCCTTAATGCCTGATCTTTCTGCGGTATCTGGGATGCCGAAAAAGTCCGATAGGCTAGAGCGTGTGAGCTTGCTAGTCTGAACCTTAAATATGTCGTTAAGCACACCACGCTGTTGCTCTGTGAGGCTTGGGTCAGCAAGAACGGCATCAAGCCCTGCGGTCTCCACATCTGCTTCTATGTTCTTCATGTCTTGGAGAGAGAAGCCAGAGCCCAAGAGCTTGGTTTGGTCGCCAGATGAGAAGCTAAACCCATTTTTAGAACCACCAGCTTTCTCTGTGCCATACTGTGTAGCGAGTAGCTTCTGGTAGCCCAGGTACGTCATGTTTGCTGGGATCTCACCCAACTTCTGTAGGTTCTTATACTCCTGATAGTCAGAGCCTGCCGCCTTGTCCTGTTCGCCCTGTGCCTCTAGCTTGTACTCGTCACTGCGCAGTATGCGCTCTTGGATTTGCTTCAATGTGAGATTAGGGATGTCTGCAGGCTCAAGATCAACAAAACCAGAGGCGTAATCCTCCATTGACTTGACTGCGTACTTCTGCACAGCCTCCGTTGCTTCGATGACCGGCTTGTTCAGTTCGTCCTGTAATTTCTTCGCATTCAGTAATGCTGTCGTCTTAGCGTTGGCCTGTTGGATCTGCTGGTCTGCCGTAGCCCGTGCCTCAGACGTGTACTTGAGCAAGTCGTCATATGCCTGTCTGCGACCGGTCTTGATGTACTCACGTTCTGCGGACTTTGCCTTCTGGATCGCAACCTGCTTGGCGTTCTCTAACTCTGCGATAGTGAGGCTATATTGATCCTGGATGCGAGACAGCTCACCACCTGTACCTACGAACGTATCCCCCTCTGTGGGCATGAGAGCACCGATCCCTGCAAATTGGGTGTTCATAAAACCACCACGTTCGCCTGCACCGATCGTAGCTCTGGCCATACCCTGTCGTTTCTCTTCACGTGCTTGCGCTATGCGTGAGTCGTATTCTAGTCCTGCAGTGTTTCCTGCAGCGTTCACCTGCCCCTCGTCCTGTGCGCTGAATGGAGCATTGAGACTGTCATACGCTGTGCGTACCTCGGACAGGCTGTTGAGATCTGCGATGGTCGAATTGTACGCAGTCTCTATATCACTCGTAGTAGAAGTGGGATCTTTAGCTTTAGCCATCTCAAAGGGTTTAGATGCCTGCGTCAAGAAACCAGAATTGCTGGAGTCTTTGATTGTCGGTTCTGCGAATATTGGTGTTTGTGCCATAGATTTTAGGCGAAAGCTTTATTAAGATTACGGTCTGTCTCCTTCTCATAGATACCAACTTTATATCCCACATTGATGACCTCCCACTGTTGGTTATCGCCATCACTGGAGAGCTGGAGTTGGAGCGAGTAGAATGGGATGTTGCGCAGACCGTCCTTCATGTAGACACGGAACTTCTTAAGCCCAATCTCATCCGATGATGCGCCGAAAGCCTCTATACCAAACGGATTGGTTCCGAATTGGTTGAGGTTGTCAGTGTCGAACAGGATTGCTGTCTCGTTACCCTGTATAGAACCGGAGAGCTGTTGAGTGAAACCGTTATCATCGAACAGGAGTGAGATATTGAGTGTAGTGTTGGCACCGATGTACCCCTCAAGGAAGAAATTCTCTAGGAACTTGCGTTCTGCTGGTGCTCCAAACGTCTCTTGGTTCATGATCGCTACAGCCTCCACGCTGAATTCTCCATCCAGAGGCGTAGTGGTGACTTTAAAGACATTTAACGAGTTGTTCGATGCGAAATAGAGCTGGTCGCCATCGCCGTCGCCGTTGTCATAGATAGCCCAATCGCTGACATTCCAACCTGAAATCGGGGTGTGCCAGATCTGGTCTTTCAAGTCATATACCAATATCGTATCGTTACCACCGCCTTTAATAGATGAACATGCGATGTAGGCTGATTCCCTGAATGTGATGCCTTTAAAGTTCTCAAAATAGAGTGCGTCGACTGTCGTCTTGATTGGGTCGCTGATAGGTACAAGCTGTGGGTAGTCAACCTGCGGTAATCGTGTTAGGTGGTAGATCTTCTTATCCGGAGTCACAAAGATAGTGCCATTTTCTGAAGTGAAAGGATCGCCGATGGAGCCGGTAGTCTGGCTCTTACCGTCGAAAGGCTTTAGAGGGGTGAGTGTATATAAGGTGTCAGACAGCGTGGCTTTATAAATGAGACCACGTTTCAAGAAGTATGTCGAATTCTCGTCCAGTGCCATACCAGTCACTGCTCCACCGCCTTCCGCTAGGTTAAAGATACCAGGGTCTGTTGCTGTACTCCCTGTGACCAACACGGCGTTAATGAAGTTCGTGGCATCTCCATACTTTGAGAACCACACGGCAGATGCTACCTGTGTTGCCCCAGCGACGAATACACGGTTGCTGTTGGCCAAGAGTAGGTTGCCCTTCGGGTTGTTTGGATAGCGGTGGATAGCCTCTACGACAGGGATGCCCACTGCACACGTGGTACCAGCCTGCCCAGTAAGGGTGAAGATGGTGTTGGTACGAGATGAATAGGTCTTCCTTACACCACCGATCACGATTGTGCCGTTGACCGTGCGGAATCCCTGTGCGCCTGCTACTGCTACAGTCGTCGCTGTTGGGTTGAGTGCGACAGTCAGGTGCGTCTTGTTCCCACTCCAGCGAGAGTATGGCTGGTAGGCGTTACCAAAGTAGGTGAATGAGCTTTGGTCGGTGTTGATGTTCTGATCAGCGAACCCGATACTAGCACCAACTGTGAGGCCGCTAGTAATCACAACCCACCCTGCGGTAGTCTCATCGAAACACTGCATCTTAGACCCTTGCCCACGGATCAGGATGTTGGAGCCGTCACGCCTTCTGAATGTATGGATTGAGTGCACCTTTGTCGTGTCAGATAGAGCTTCACTGTCAGCAGGGTACGTCTCGTAACCAAGAGGACGCACAGCGATTCTGTCCATATCAGTGAACATGACATTCCTACCTCCGACAGAGGCACCAGGCACAACCTTAGATGCATCTTTCTTGGTCATCATCCCAGGGAACACGTCTCTAATTATCCATTTAGATTCAGCCATTAGCGTTTGAGGAATTCAAGTCCAGGCTCCGTTGAGAAGACCTGACGGTTAGTAGTGATGACGGGACTCATATCTGGGTATCTCATTTCGAAAGCCTCCCATGCTTTCATGCGTTTTTGGCTAATTAGCTTAATCACATTGTCATTGGCGTTGTCGCCAAGCGTGGTGAGGATAGCATCGAATGTGATCACATCTATCCATTCGCCCTCTCCTACTAGAGAGTCAGCTGTGTCATAAGTGTTGGTCGTGTCGTTGAAGAAGTATTGCTTACTAAGAACAGAGGACGCAGAACCCTTAATGTTATAAAGGCTGTAGTAGTAGTAATCCAGTTTTACGCCTGTCCTGATGTAGGCTGGGCCGATATAATACGTCCCTGCACCTGCGCCGTTAATAGTCAGCACAGAGTAGTCGAACGAGTCAGAATCGATCGTGCCTGTCGTGGTAGCTGTGTTAAGGTCAAACGCTACAAGGTTCCATGCGTCAGCCTTCAGTGCGTTGCCTGCAAACTGCGTGGTGACGGTGGCCGATAGGTAGTTGCTAGAGTCGTTGCCATAACTAAGAGATATAGAGGTGGGCACCGCATCTAGGTATATCCAACGGAAGAAGTTCTTCTTCAAGTAGTCAGAGTCGCTTAGGCTATTGAGTGCTTCTGTGATTGTGGCCGTTCCTGCGGTAACTGTGAACTTCACCGTGTTCTGCCCGTCGATTGTGTTCACTGTTTCAGCGACAGGGTTAGAAGCTGTACCAGAAGCCGTGTAGTTGTCAGCATCACTAGAGCTTACCTGTGCGCTGGTCGAGTTGATGTCCTTGTAACGGATACCGAGCTGCTTAGAACCACCATCCCACACTTCAGCGATTAGATTCCTGTCCGTGCGGTCTTGGTAGAACTGTTGCAACGAGGTATATTGTGCGTTCAAGTTAGGCTTGAACCATGGTTGTGTGCCGCCGTTGAGTGGCTGTTCTATCATCGCCAAGTATGCGTGGTCTGCGGCGATAGGGTACAAGAACACGTCCTTATAGATAGCGATGGTAGTCGATTTTACTACCCAGGGTGGCTGGATAGTCCTGCGCAAGGTACGGACAGCTTCATCAATGTCACGCACCTTGTACTGTTCCTCCACGGTAGATACATCTTGGTATCTATCCATTCTCGCTATGATTGTTGAGAGTTTAGTAGATTCCATAATTTAGGCAAATGCTCTATAGCTAACCTTGGCTCGTAGCGTTCCGCCTGCATATGTGCCTCCTACTGCAACGGCACGTCTAAGTGTGAACCCAGTTGACGACAGTGATGGAATACTTAATGTCATACTAGCCTCTTGGTTTGCTGAGCCACTAATAGCCCCATCAGCATCAGCTACCGAGTTTGTATGTGTAGCTGGTATACTATTGTCGCCCGTCCCTGTTGCCAATAATGTGCCATTAACCTTGGTAGTACCGACAAAGAACAAGGTTCCCTTTTCGTTTACTGCGGCAGAGGTTCCATCAATACCCTGAATGTAGTAGTCCATGGCAATGAAGCGAGGTCGAAATCCTGTCGTAATGGTAACATCATTGTTACCTGCACCAGTAGTAGATAGGTCGGACGGTGCGCCAGCCGCAAACAATGGCCTGCTGTCGGACACCGACACAAATCGCGTACCATCATAAATGGCGGAGATTACAGCACCAGACTCGAAGTATCCTGTAGGGATAAACTCAACACCGCCAGCAGAGGCATACATCACGTCCTTTGCGCCCAGGCTGTCTACATTGAGGGTCGGGTGTCCACCTACTGTGTCAGGCTTGAAGTGCACTAGAAGACCTGCCACCAATGCTGTCTGTGTTGGAGAAAGTCCGATAGTCCATGCAGTCGTTCCTGTCGTGGAGAGAGCGTACAGCTCACGGCCATCGGTAGAAACCTTCGGGGAAACGGTGTCTTGGAGCTGGAAATTTACTCCATCGAATCGAACACCCACAACAGCGTTAGTCGTCATTTCACCACCTACAAGTGCCAGGTTCTTGTTGCGCTTTAGTGGGGTAGCTGCTAAGCCGTTGACAGAGAGTGTCACAGCTGTCGTGTTGGTCTTCGCTACCTTGAACGTGAATTCCTGCCCTGCGCTGTAGGCTGTAATTGCAGGTGTTGGTGCGATAGCGTAGGCCGTTGGTGTGCCAGTTGCCACAACGTAGTCGCTCTTCATCGTTGAGCGTTGTGTGCCTGGGTTCATGAATAGGCGTGCCGCAGTACTACCAGTAGTCGTGCGTGCGTCGATTTCTGCCTGTGTCGCTTCCTGTGAGATACCCTTTACTGTAGTAGAAGCGTTAGGTGCACCTGCGAAAGACAGGTCATCTGCGTACTTCTTAGTAGAAGCCTGGTAGTCCGTCGTAGGTGTAGGGACAATAGGGGATACTGTGAATGTCTTAATACCGGTCACTGTCTCTGCGGATGTGAGATCCATCAAGCGGTCGTAGTAATAGTGAGCGTCAGAGCACACGATACTAGAGCCAGCCTGGTGCGTGCGTCCATTGGCCGCTACTGATGTTTCTGTACCACCATAGAAGGCAAGACCACGGGTGACACCTGTAAGAATGCCAGAGTTGTCGCCGTTGTCGGTGATACCAGTGAATTTAATGATCTCAATCTTAGAACCTAATGGTTCGATTGTCATGTACCCAAACCCATCATCAAAGTCTGCGATGGTAATGGTATGTGGTGTGTCGTCCGAAGTCATAATCGAACTAACAGGAATCGTCGTCTGTGACGCTGTGACCGATGCCGATAGTGTTGTTTGCCAGTTTGTGATTACTCTCATTGTTTATAGTTATTTACCAGACTCCTGCTCCAGACCACCCTGGGTTGGAAGCTCCACCTTCAGGTGTTGGGAGTGCAGGCACTACGCCAGCACCTACCATACGTGGGGTACCAGCAGAAATAGTAAATGTTACGGTTTGGTTCCCAGCAGTCGCAGCCGTTTGATACCCACCAACAAGTTTGGCGAATCCGGCAGACCCGTCTAGTACTTCAGTACCAGTAGACATTCCGACAGTAGCGGTATTAGAGTTGGTGCCGAGCAAGCCGACACAGTATGAACCGTCCCTGCTAGTTACGACAGTGACTGTAGTGGTTTCTGAATCGTCTGTCTGTTGCAGACTCTCCATAGGAGTAGTCATGTCGTTCCCAGAAAAGTTGTAGGCCGCAACACCGTGCCCGTCACTACTTGCGTTCGTGCATTGGATAGTAAGCCCAGAGCCGATATTTGGGTTCAAGAGATAGAATATGCGTGGACGTGTGCCTTGCGTAGTGCCACCGAAGTTAGTCATCGATACCCCATCAAATGTCACGGCTGTCGTCGCTGTAAGATTCGCCACTGTCACGACTAACAGCGTGGTGCCGGTGTCGGTAGTGTGGCTAGTGGAATAGTTAGTAACAGTCGAGTTACTAGTTACTGCCGTAATAGTTGATAGGAGCGTGAGTGCCATTAGTTGATGCGTGCGATAAAGCCAGTTATGTCGATAGTCTTCTGTGTGGCCTGGTTAGCTGTAATAGTGACCGCTGTGTTGGCTGTCACCTGCTTGGGTGTGGAGAAGCTAATAGCCATGCCACGTCCTGCCACTGCTTCAAGGTAGTATGGCCCAAGGATTTTCGTGGAACCTTCCTCAAAGAAGAGTTGTGCGCCTGCTACTGTCGAGGTACTAGATACCACAATGTCCGTGATGAAGATTGAGTGATTCGCACCGGGGGACGCTTGGATTTGCTTGTCTACGATAGCAACCGCCGTGTCTGTGTGATACGACCAGAAGTGTGGGTGTACAGCGTTTACATACACTCTGCGATTTGGGTCTGTGATTGAGCGAGACACGTCGTCTTCTGCGCTAACGTTACCAGGTGCAGAACCATCGAAGTTCTTAGAAGAACCACCCACCATGACTGGATTGCCTGGTGTGGTAGCATCGTCCGCTACTGTGCCGACAACGCCAGGGATAGTGAGAACATCTACGTCACCGATGTTGTTGGTACCTGCTGGGATCGAAGAGGCTATATCTACGTTGCCGATGTTGTTATCACCTGCGGCGATAGAGAGCACATCGATTTGTAGTTCACCTGCGGAGTCTACTTTTACCGACTGGATATTGGTGCCGTCGTCGCCAAGTGCAAGGGTACCAGTAGCTGACCCACGTGCCGCACCGTCGTTGTACTGCGTTCCGCCACCAAAAGACGTGACCTGGTTGCCACTGGCATCAACGATGGCAGTAGTCAACGGAGCGATAGGACCAGTCTGTAGCTGGTCTAGTGTGCCGATGTCTCCTTCGACACTGACTGTTAGATTAGATGCTGTTCTTGTCATTGATGTGTTGTATTAACCGTCTCATGTCTTTTAATGATTTTCTCTCTTTGTCTATGCTAATAAGCTCTGTCGAGATGTACTGCTCCCTGTCGTGGAGTGCCTTCACAGCTGTGGCCACCTCCTGGAGCTTGTCTTCTGCCCACTGTTCTAGGCTCTCTCGTTGGGCTTGCAGTGCATCTATCTCTTGCTGAAGGCGGTTTATCACTGCTATCATGCCGGTTTCAGCGTCTTTCGTCTTGCGTCGTGTCTGTTCGAGTCTGTCGCTTAGTGCCTTATCTAGTGCCTCTATCTCTATGTTGTGCTGATGCCTGCGGAGTTGGATGTCCTTGTCCATCTTATCGTTCTCCCTAGCTAGTGCCTGTAGGATATTTTGCTGTTGGACTACCTTGGCACTGATATCGTCATACTGGGCTTGTTGAGCCTGTAAAGAGGCCAACTTGTCCTGCTCTGCCCTAGTGTCGGCCTGTATCTGTCGTAGCCTATTCTCCTGATTGTTAATCTCTTCCTGTCCCTTCCTCATCGCTTCCTTTATGTGCTCTATCTCTACTCTCTTCAGGTTAAGCTCGGCTATTGCGCTAAGCTTCTTTGCCATCGACATTACTCGTTGGTGGTAAAGTTACCTGTAACAGTCACTGTTCCTGCTGTGACAGCAGTGCAAGAGACGGCAATAAAGTCTAGAGAGTTGATGTTCACCTCAATGAGGCGGAATGCGTTGCCGGAAAGGTTGATTCCTGTAAGCCCGTCAATTGCTGCGCCGTCTTCAAGGTCTACTACTTCGATGTACTCCCAGTTGTTCGTGGGGCTGCGTTGTGCCTTGTCTACCGTGAAGTCTGGTGCTGTGTCGCCGATGGAACCCTTGATGAATACCTTTAGGTTCGCAGAAGCGTTGTTGCCGGAGATGGCAAGGATACAGTTACGATAGTCAGTAACTCTAACACCTGCGCTTGTGGCGGTGGTGGAGGCTGACAACATTGTCTCTCTCAGTGGAATTCTTCGCATTTATGTTTTGAGTGCAATCCTCTCTGGCGGAGCACTTGGATAGCTCGGCCAGAGGAAGACTAGACTCAATTTAGTGGTTCGACAAAGGTGGTCCCATCATCACGACGGAACTGCTTATATTTCTTACCGTTGATATCTATCGTCTTGAATTTTGGTTTCTCTACAGGCTCCTGTGGTAGGTCGAACACTACGTCTGCGACTGCCATTACGCTGTCGAGTGCGTCGGGTTCTTGTACTACTGGCTGTATTTTCTTTAATTTAGGCATTTATTGGTTTGCCTATAATTAGATGACTCTGGCACCTGCCTCCATTGGCACGTACTGTACTACCCACGAGATTGCACCAGCGGCTGGAGTCGCAGAGGACTGAAGCTTGATGGCACCAGCAGGGATTACCAACGGGGCTGCCTGGTACACTCCTGCGGCTACTGAAGTTGTGATGGCGTTGGCTAGGGTTCCAGTGATGTTGTACTGTACACCAAGTCCATTGTTTCTAACACTCGTAACAGCTGCAATTGAAGCAGATGCACCAACCGTAGGGACGGATGCAAGCGTGACGCTTACGGCACTGTCAGAGACAGCCGTCTCCACTTTACCACTAATACTCAACAGCTTTACCTTACCAGAAACCGTAAATAGCGTTGTGTTCCCTACTGCAAGGGCTGTTGATGCTTTCACTGCGTTCCACAATCCGAATTGTTCTCCTCGTCGTTCCATGTGTGTTCATCTGATTGAGTCCACCCACCACCTATTAGGAATTGACATGTAAACATCCATTCCTTACAACTCAATCTGATTGTTATTAACCCTTTCGGGTCCACTCTACTTAAGGCAGAGAGTGGGAGAGAGCCATACTACTAGCTAACTACCAATGAACCGATCAAACCCTTAGGACTGACTGTTACGATACCGTAACGGCAGTACGCAGAGTAGGTCCAGTTGTAGTTGTGAATGTCCATACCAGCGTTTGAATCCGAAGGAGTCAAAAGGGTAGGAGCAATCCACTGGCCTACAAATGCCTGCCATCCGTTCATGCCCTGGCCAGCCGCTACCAAGAACCAGTAACGCTTCTTAGCGGAGTTATAAGCTCCTGCTGCTGATGTTGCCAAGTCAGGCAAGATGACGTGCTCGAATCGTCCGTTGTACACGTTAACGATTCCAGACTGTACTGCATCTACATCTGCTGTCGACTGCAAGAGCTGTCGGACAGTGCGGACAGTGGTTGGATCGTCCCCAGTTACGATTTTGTTAAATCGGAGGGTGCGCTTCTCACCAAAGTTCGAATAGATGTTCGTGGCTGCCAAGAGAAGAGCAGACTCAAGTGCGCTCTCACTGAAAGCTGGTGCGCCTGCTACCAAGTTCGAGAACGTGGTGGAGGAGAAAGCCAACGTGTGGGAAGCACTTACGAGAGCCAAACCATCTCCTACAGTGGTACTGACTGTCTCACCATTGCGGTCGGTGTAGGAAGTGTCACCAGCGAAGGTAAATCGGTGGGTCAAATCCAAATCCTGACGTGCATCACAGAACTTACCAAGGTTCGTGATATATGTGCCTACTTCGGCGTAGCGGTTGTCGTTGCGCATTTCCAAGGTGATGTCTACCTCCTTAGAGAATGTGCGTGCTACCATCGTCTTGTTGTAGCCAACACCTACCTTTGCCTTTGTGGAGTCTGTGCCTTCTGCCTTTGCATCAGCATACGTCTCTACGTCTACTTCGTCATATCTCTTAGTGGAACCATTCCCAGAACCGATCTGGTCGGAGATGAAGAGCTGACGAGCGTTCTGCATAGAACCTTCTCGTAGCATCACCCACTCCTTGCGGACCAAATCTGTCATTTCCGAAAGCGAAATGGTTGATAAGAGGGTTGTCTGTTGTCCTGCCATGTGTATCTTAGACTAGAATTTGCTTAGAGGTAACTATTAGTTAGCCTTGTTTGCGAATTCGTAAGCCCCGTTAAATTTAACCAATACTTTCGATGCACTCAAGTAACCTACTACGGTGACTACTTTGTATGAGGTACCACTAACTGTGATGCCCTGTGCTGTGCCGTCCGTGTTGGTGTCCAGGTCGTACTGCTTTCCTACGTTTGCGATCGTTGCTGTTCCAGTGGTAACGTCTGCCTCGAAGATGTCGTCACTACCAGGTACGATGACCGAGATGAGTGAGTTGTCTGCGTAGTTGTCGTCCGTGGATGCAACTTTGCCGATAGCGATACCAGCGATTCGAAGAGAAGCGGCGAGAGCCTGCTTCACATACCCTGAACCCAAAAAGCTCAAAGCAGAGTTCGAAGCGATGGCAGTACTAGCAGCCTTGGCGAATTGCTCAGCGTTCGCTGGGCCTTTTCTGTGAATAAATGCCATGTGTTAGTTAATTAACCTGCCGATACAGTTTTGACCACTCAACGTGGTATCTCATGATCTGTGTTTTACAAGGTGTCTCCCTTGTTATGATGGTTTTTTGACTAGAGTTTCCTTCTCTAGAAAATTATGGCTGATGCACTTCAGCCGAGGTGCAAGGGGACTATTACTAATCCCCAAGCATTTCGGTTGAAACCGCCCGTATCTTCCCGTATCACAATTATACTACATAAAGGTTCATAGTACAATCCCCCCTGTGGACGGCTAACTTACTGGGATGTCGTTCGTCTTCTTTAGGATCTGGTCCATGTCTTTTAGAGTAACATCACCGAAGTCTTTCTTTAGTGCTCTGTTTATCACCATGTCAAACGACTTAGTAAGGGATAGATGTACAGTCTCCTTTACAATGTCCAACGGCTGGAGTACGAGCTGGAATAGAAAGCTCTTGTCTGCGTATTTGACTTCGTGCTTCAGCATCAGCTTCAATACCTCACCTGCAACGTGGTCGAACTTGGCGTTGTCATGTGCGTGCGTCTCACCGATAGGCAGTTTCGCATTGGTGATCAGCTCCAGGATTTCCTGTGCTACAGGCGCAAGCTTCTCCTCTCGTTCTTTAGTAAGGTCTTTCTCTACTTTTTCTGGTTTCTTCGCCATATTAGGAGTTTAGAACGTTACCGTCTACTGTCAATTCTTTGCCCTTCAGCTCACCCTCTAAGATGAGGACTTCCATGGTGCGCTTCTCTGACGTGCTGACTGCTTCTACTTCTGTATCCTTCCAGTTCTTAATATCCTTAGGGTTAGGGTTCTGTGCGTGGATGTAGCCATCAGATTTGACGATTTCCTCTACTTGTGTACGCTTAATCTGGACTAGCACCGAGTTTGGGCTGTTCAAGAAATCCAGATATGGGACAGTCTCCACCTTGCCGTCCTCAAGTGTTACCTCAAGCCATGCCATAGGACGACCAATGCTAGCGTCCATACGCTCCTTTACTTGACCGAATTTTACCACGGCCTGCCCATTATGTACACGCAAACGTGCTGTGCGGTCAGTGACACGCTTTGGCTTCTCTACAGTGCCACGGTTCTTGATGCGTTCATCGATCAATGCGTTCATCTGCTCAACCGTCATCGTAATCGTCTGCTGTGGTACTACTTCCTCTTCGTTGTTGATTTTAGCCATGTTTATTTCTTGTTAACGAACGACAAACCCATCTTTTGTCCTAGTTCGGTTGCTGTTGTTTCGTCTAGCTTCTCTTCGTTAGAAGGAATACGTGGGCCAGAACCACCAGAGAATGAAGCGACACGACTAATAGGGTTCGATGTGCTACTGCGTGCCACTGTCTCTGCCTGTTGCACAAACTTTCTCACGTTCTGCAGGCTCACTTCTTCTCCTGCTGTGAGCTTGTCATAATAGTGCTTAATAACAGGTGCGGATTCTGCGTCGTACTCACCTAGAAGCTCCTGAAGACGGCCACCGAGCATCTCATTGCGTGCGGCTTGTGCAGCTTCCTGCCGTGCCTGTTCAATCGTGATGCCATTTGGGTTGCCACGAACGTTACCATCATCATCCACTTCTACACCCTTTTCCTTTAAGGCACTGCGCATAGCGTCCATACTCTTGCGTGCTCTCTGCCAGTTTGGGTTCACCTGCTCCTGGAATTCACGCTCTTTGGCTTCCCACTCTGCCTTCTTAGTCTCGTATTCAGCTAGTTTTGCAGCAGACTCGTCTTTAAATTTGGCTAACTCTTCACGTTCTGCCTGCAACGTATCTAACTGTTCTTGCGTTACCTCGTTAATATCCATTACGTTCATCGATTAAGTCCACTACTACTGATTGCAGCTGACAAGCCGTAGGGAGCCGTACTTAAGCGAGTGATAATTTTGTTAATAACACGACAATTTCTTCGAGTAGGCTGATGATGTCAGTCAGAATCAGGATCACCCCTACACCGAAGAAGACATACAAGGCCAACTTGTATTTTTGGCTCCAGTCAGACACCTCTACTACATTAGATTGGTTCGAATTCATCTATTGGTCTGCGCTCCTTATTTGGGTTCTCGATACTCTGTAGTCTGATCATCAACGTCTCCAATGTGACTATCGCTGTTCTTGTGTGTAGTACCTGGTCGAAATTTGCGGCTTCGTAGCTGATGAACTTCACCAAGTCTGCGATATAGTGGTTTATTTCATTCTTGAATACGTCATTCTGTGAGATTTGCTGTGCGTCGTTGTAGTAACTACGCCATGCGTTCTTGTCTAGCTTTGAGTAGTCATAGAACTCGATCCCTCTGCCCATTATGTCCTTAATTGCTTGTGTTGCGCTCATTGTGTTTGTAATGTGAATGATGGTGGCAACTGTCCTCCGTGCATGTCGATGAACCTCTGGCCTCGTACCTCGAACGGCTCTCCGAAGAAGTCATATGAAATCCATCTACACACGTGATACCTATCGCCCTCGTCCATTTGTATATCCTTCCAGTCTACTGCGCTGATCGCTTTTATGAAGGCCATGCGTACCACTGGGATCCACATCGCTACACGTAAGAGCCAAACCACGTTGCCCATCTTGTCGTGCATCGTAGGACGCTTGTCTCTCTGCTTAAGTATGTTGAACAGTCTAATCATCTCACCGCTTGGGTTCTCTGATAATTTATCCCATGAGGTTTCGTTCGCCAAGTCCTGAATGCGGAACATATAGGCGTTATCATACTCGAACACTGTGGCCACTACAAGACCAAGACCCGACGAAGTGCGCTTCTCTACCCCTAAGTTGAAGAAAAAAGTATCAACCATCGTCTTGATTGCTCTGCTTGCACGGGAGTACCTTTCTTGCGCTGGGAAATATGCCTTCATCGTGATGTTCCCTATCTTGTAGACGGTATCCAGGAACATCTGTAGGTTCTTGACTCTCAAGAGACTCAACAGATGTATCTTGTTGACTACTAGACCCTTAATAAGGAACACCAACGCACGCTTAAACACGTTGACCGCCTGTAATGCCTCTGGGAATGGGAAGCCCTTAGTGGGGAAGAGTAATCCTTTCAAGTGGACGAATGTCCCCCCTGATTCTGGATAGTCAATCCCCACATGGTCTGTCCCTGGGCTAACTGTGTCATCTAGCTCAAACACTGGCTGGGGTTCCATCATGAGCTGGTCTGTTGCGTTCCCATGACTTCTCTCTCTGAAGAACCCCTCCCCTGGGCGTGGGATACTGATTTGTGGTTCTTGCTGTGCTCGATAGAACACTCCATCACGGAAGATATAGAGTCCTTCTTCGTGCAGACCACCTGCTATTTTAATCTCTAGTGATTTTTTACTCATTAGGTTAGATCGCCTGCTGACATCTCATTACCCATCTTAGTACCTTGTTCCATACCTGGCAGTGCCATGCCTGGTGCTCCTGGGACTGGTGCTCCTGGCATAGGAGGTGCCATCGCTGCTGGTGCGTCCTTCTCGAACATGTCCTTCTCCTTCCAGGTGCGTTCGAATCTCTCTGCAATCTTACCCTTGTTGATCGTAAGACCTGTCATCTTTGACACCCCTGCGGCCTGGTTGAGCATTTCAGAGAATTGAGCACGGTCTACCTGGTCTGACTCTCGTTCCTTAGCTGATGCAGTGACGTAGAAGTAGAGGTCCAAATCACGAAGCTGTGGGACGTTAATTACACTAAACTTCATAGGCTTACCCTGCTCACGCCCACGCTTCTCCTGTGCGAATGTCTCTATTTGTTCGTCTTCTGTCAGGCTTCTGTCCATCATCTTTACAACCTTGCGTCCTTCTAGCCCGTCCACGTCTTCACCGTCTAGGCTGAACTGCTGATAGATGTCGTTGACTTGGTTGGTCACAGGGTCGATTGCCTTGCCGATAGGTTTCGTGTGGTTTACTAGGACGTTACGGATGCGCAACATGTCGAGTTTCTCTTCTAAACGCATGACAGCCAACACCGAATTGCCTAGCATCTTAATTGCGTTCTTCTGTGCCAACATAAGCTCTGTTGCTGTGACCTGTCCCTTGTTCTGCAGAGGTTCAGCTTGGCTTGTACCGATGAATTCGTTGGTCTTCTTCTCAATCAGGTCGAACATCGCCATTTCTGACTGTGTTACACCCTGGTGATCGATTAGACGCTCAAAGTCTGTAGCCTTCACCCCCTGTGTCATAGCACCAGGAGTCCAGATATCACGGCTATAGACCTTGCCACGTGGTACGCCTAATGGTGGCTCAATCGCCTGACGGAACTTTCTGATCAAGTTGCGGATTGTCTCGTTGTCGAGAGCCTGGAGCGTCTTAGCCGACTGCGTGAGTGGCTTTGCGTAGGCAAAGTCCCATGAGTATGGGTAGAGGCCGACCTGTGTGATGTGGTATCCACCAAGTTCACCATAAACGTCTGTGTACCTCTCACCGACTTTGAGCCATGGTACGCCCTGTACGTAGATCTGTACCTCGTTATCTGGATAGGAGAAATAATAGAACACCTCGATCTCGTCACCGATCAGACTGTTCTTGCGATAAAGCTCGTTAGATGGAGAACCTGGAGACTGGTACGGGCCAGCCTTAATACCTGCCCACTTCTCTGGGTTCATGTCCTTGAACAACGGCTCTCCTTCGCTCTTAAACATGCGGCAGTACTTAACTATGTATGGCTGGTCGTTGAATCTCACATCGGGCATGTTGATATCCCCTAAGTAGACCTGAACACCCTGAAGCATACGACGCTCACACATGTTGCGTGTGCGGAATCCTTTCTTACTGTTGTCTGGGACTCGCTTCGACAAGAATAACTCCTCAACAAATACGCATGGCTGCGTCAACAGTTCTTTGTAGAAGTACGGGTTCTTGTCCTTGGCTAGCTCGATTTGCTTTGTGCGCTTCACTACGTCAGTTAGGGATTCGCTAATACCCTCAAGCAGGTTGTCATCAACGTCGAACGCCTTTGTGGTGGTACCGACATTTAACGCTAGAAGCTCGTTGATGACCAGCTCAATACGCTTCTCTGTGGTTCCTGTGTTCACACGTACTTCATCATCATTCTTCTTTGGAGTGAGGAACGACATGGCTGCACGCTTGTTGGCCAGATACGTCTGCTCGTACGTCATACCGTCAAACTCGTCTCTTGGCATCTCACGCTGATTGCGTGCTTTCACGATACGGTCAAAAATCCTACCTTGCTGGTGGGCTTCGTCCGCCGTGAGTATTATACTGGGTTGTGTTGGTTCTTTGTCCATTTGTTAGATTGCCGAATAAGGGTCAGACTGTCTTGGTGTTTGTACATAACTAGGTGTCTCGTTACTAAATACGTCCATACTAACGTCGTGTGCGAATGTCATGAAGAATGCGTCTCCTCTGTCAGGACTACGGCCTAAACGCCTCTTCAAATTTGGCTTGTCCATCATCTGCTTCTTGCCTTTATTGGTGTTCTTGTAGGCGTACCCTATCACATCACGCTTCAGTTCGTCTCCGACTAGGGCACCACCTCTAATAAGCCAGGAACGGGCACGGAAAGCCATCTCTGCCTTCACGTTGGCGTACACTTCACTGTCCGATGCCTGATCTCCCTCATTTACTGTCTGGATGTTGCACTGGTGATCGAGTAGTAGAAGTTCTGCCCTAACGTCTGCTCCTACTCCGAAATTCCCAACTGTCACGTCCTGTGGGCTAATGTTCATCTGCTTTATAAGCTCATAAGTCTTGCGTGCTATCCCTTTGTCGTTGCTGGTGGCCTCTGTCGCTACTACACGTGCCTGGAATCTGTCACGTGCTACCCATCTGGTAGTGTCATCGCCCTCGCCACTTGGATCTATACCTAACCATGTGCGCCCTATAAACGGTAGCCCCTCACTGACCTGATTTACTTGCTTGTCCGTGATTAGAGGGATCCAACCTTGAGTGTCCATCTGCTCTGATGCTGGGAATCTGCCTTGTACACGGACTTTATACTCGTCTGATTCTTTACCGTACTGGTCTATAATGCCTGTCACGAATCTGTCATTAACTAATGGGCTGTCTTCTCCACTAAATGAGAGCACTTGATAAAGGTGTTTAAAATCGTGGTGTGAGTTGTAGAAGTAGCCGTTGTTGCGTGTACCATTGGAGATCATGAGTACCAGGGTGTTTTCTCCAGTTAGTGATCCTTCACCAGCTCTAAAAATCTCTTCATCGATACCGCTAGCCTCTTCAATAGGGATGAAAACATTCTCACCGTGTACTCCCTGCAAGGCTTCTGGGGACTCCTTACGTGCAGTACGTGCTCTTGCGAACCACGTCTCTGGGCTTTCCTTAACACGAAGATAGCCTGTAGTCCAATCATATACTGCGCTGGCGGCAACGGGCATCCGGTCTATCCACACTTTTAGCTCTTTCCATAGAACGTCGTGCAGAAGATCACTTGATGGAGCAGTGCAAGGAACCTGTGCATTGAGGTGGCAGAACAGGTACCAAAGGATAAGCCATGATTCTGTCGCTGTCTTCCCTATGCCGTGACCAGAGACTACTGAAATCTTCTTCTGTCCCTTACCAGCTATAGCTCTCTCTACTGATAACAAGATAAGCCACTGTTGCCATGTGACGTGCTTTCCTTTCTCGAAGTTGTCAAAGAAGTCCTTCTTAAACTCATGCCACTGTCCCTCCTCTACTAGCTTATCAACCAGGGGTTGGAACATCGGCTTTACTGGTTGCGGTGTCAGTCCCCACATCTGTTGGATGAACAACAATGGGCTTATCTGGAACTTCTCCAAGCTGTCGAGTACGTTTTCGTTCATTTACGCCTATTAAAATCTGGGACAGTGTGGATTCTAGTCCTGGATTTGAGTTTTCTACTTTGTCTATCCAATTGTGATTCTTTAACCAGAAGATAGCACCGACTGAATTCTTCTGTAGGAGCTGGGTTTCCACTGAAGCTTCCACTTCTCCCTTCGCTACTTTTATTAGGTGTCCAGCTTCGTCGTCTCTCTGTGATGCCTTATAGAGTCCTGACCTATCGTAATACCCTAACGCCAACGCTAATCCTGTAATAGTAAGAGGCTTGCCGTCTTTCTCACACTTATTAAAATACTTATCTATCTTCTCTTTAGCTTCTTTAGCAGACTTAAAAGGTGAGTTATACCATACCATTATGTTGCGTTCTATTAAGGTTTATCAAATATCTTAAGTAAAGCCACCCCTTCAAAAAAATCAACGGGAGCGATGAGACTCCAGGGGATGACAGAATACTTGGTGTACCAACAGCATCTGCTCCAAAATTCTAGAAAGTCTTAGCCTGTTATAAGGCTCGTTTCTAGAGAAAAAGCTAGAGTGTCAGACTTCGAAAACTCCGATGCTCATTTAAAGAGTGGGACGTGGGTGGCGTTACGTTTTTCCCACTTTTCACATGAACACCTGAATAATCGATCGAGGGAGATGAGTATGGTGTGTCATCTCCTTTGGTTCCCCTAAGACAATAACATTCGAAGGGTGTTGAGTAGGAGTAGTTTTCGTTCTGCAGAACTCCTAAAAGCAGAGTAAGTATTCTTTTTTAATGCCTAGTCCTTACCGTTTATCCCTAGTTAGAACGACTGGATAAGAACTAGTCACCATCCCCACTTATCACGTATTGTTCAGTTGGGATAAACTGTTCGGTGGGAATGATGACTAATCCTCATTTGTAAAAAACTTTCTAAAGTACCCAATCGGTTCTCGTAGTCATAGAGTTGTGAAGCCGTTCGGCACTTTAGGGAATCTTCTATCTCATTATATCATGTCCTCTTCTTAGACACAACAGCCTCTGTGGATAAACGGGCTTTCTTTCTCTTCATGTCCATCATGTGGGTCCTCTTCTTCTTGCATTCAAAGCATTTCGGCTTAATCCCTCTTCTCTCAAGAGCGAGCAAGATTGATGCTGCTCTGTGGATCGACTGACCGCACTTACACTGCACATACTGGTAGAGTGTTGGTTTATTCATTTCTTAATCCCTAGCATTTCAAAGAAGCTCTCTGGGTACCCTTCTATCATCTGATCGAGCGTCTCTCTGTTCTTCGTCTTTGGCTTGTTTCTACCTAGAAGGATCTGAACACACCTCATTACTGGCTCCTCGTCTATTATCCGCACGAATCTTTGCTGTGCGTCATAGACGTAGCCTGTTGGGTACACCGTGTATTTGATTCCTCTCCAGAGACGAAACTTTTCCATTAACTAGTTATTAATACTTCTGTGTAGTCCTCATCGTCATGGACTGCTTCTAGTGTGATACTTGGAATTATCGAGGCGTTGTCGTCTGGGATTATCCCCTTGTGTTCTAGGATTCTTCGTCCTCCGTAGACCACATATCCGTCAGTCAGTCCGTCTATGAGAGCCTTAGCAGATAGATTGTCGGTGTCGTACTTCTTAGGATCTCTTTTTGAATGCGTTCGGATTGTTAGTCCGATGGGACCAGGCATTCTTGGTATCCGTAACCGTTTGGTCGCCAATCTTACTTGTTCTTTTATCCCCTGCTTTATCGGATTCGATATGCTCCAGTGTTGTCTGAACGTCACGTTCAAGCTCGGCAGTAGGAAGTTGAGCTTTAGTCGGTACGTCTTGTGTTTTGGAACATTCTCCTCCATCTTTAAGATGTAAAACTCCTGTCTGCGTGAAAGTCAACACACGTGGGTGATTGATCTTTTCTTTACATTTACCGCAGATGTACCAGTCAAATTTAGCCTCCACTCTTCCAGTATAACACATCAACAGGGTATTAATCAATCGCCATCTGTGGATGAAGCGTCAATATTGGTTCCAACATGAATCCGCACTTTGTCAAGACGGGGTTCTCTCTTGTCTTTATCCACAGAGTAGATTGACAAACATGGCATAGGTGTGCTAAACTGGTTATAAGTGATGGGTTAACAACTGGCCTGCAAGTCTTGATACGGCTCTCAAGTGAGTTGTGCGACGGCAGGCTGGTTGTTAGCATTTCTTTGACATTCTAGGTAGATACTAAAATAAACATTGTGCCATTCTTTCTACTGGTTACTACTCACAATGTTGTAGCCGGTAGAGAAAAAGGACAAAAGACCCTATGGATATTAATCAGCAGTCAGCGTACAAGAAGCAGTACACCCACATCTACAATAAAGGATATAGCGCTGGATATAGGAAACACAGAACAGAATCAGGGGATGACGGCATCGGTGATTCGCTCCTACGAGAGCGTGCAGTACAGGTAGGACAGTTGAAAGCACACCGTCTTATCCTCATATCAGCATTGGTCGGTACTTGGATAGGTATCCTACTAAACTTCTAAAAGATGCTAAAAGAAATTAAGGTAGTAGATAAGGAGAAGGGTATCTGCCGTGTTACATCTGCCGATGAGCGTTGGTACAGTAAGACCGTCATAGACAAGGTTACAGGATTGCCAGTTATTGGTTGGAATCCATCGGTCACTTTCATCACTAGTTCCTACCCTAAGGGTACGGCCTACATGCAGTGGTTAGCTAAGCACGGGTGGGACGAAGCCGAGGCAATTAAGGCGGACGCAGGATCACGTGGAGACGCAGTACACAAGGCGATCGAGCGCACGATGAACGAAGGCTCACTCAACATGGACGACATGGTTGTTGACCGTGATGGGAAGGAACGCCAGCTCACACCAGAAGAATGGTACCACGTTGTTACCTTCTTCCAGTGGCACCAGTCAGTCGGTTCTCCTAAGCCTCTAGCGGTAGAGCTTACAGTCGAGTCTGCCAAGTACGGATATACAGGGACGCTCGATTACCTGTTCAAGATCGATGGCAAGGTGGTATTAATGGACGTTAAGACTTCCAAGTACATCTGGCCTTCGCATGAACTGCAGGTATCAGCGTTGAAGCAAGCAGTACACGAATTTACTACGTTCAAGGTGGATACGCTTGCCATCTTGCAGACAGGATATATGGCTAACAAGGCTAAGCACTACAAGTTCACAGAGATAGATGACCAGTTCCCTCTGTTCCTTGCTACGAAAGAGATTTGGGCGAAAGAGCATGGATCAGAGAGGCCGTTGCAGAGAGATTATCCCATTAGTATTAGCGTCGGTCTAACCACGGACGATTCGGCAAACACCGAACAGTCTGTACAATAAAATGCAGTTCAAGGATTTCAAGTCAGTTTTGGCTAGTAAGGGTATCGGTGGTGGGTTCCTTGAGTTGGAGCCTGGTGAGAATCGCATCCGTATCGTGTCGGACTTCGTGGACTACACCGATGTCTACACGGACAAGAAGACTGGAGAAGTGAAGAACCTCAATAAGTTCATGTGCTGGGCCATCAATCGTAAGAACGGTACGGTACAGCCATTCAGTTTCGGTCCTATGATCTTCGAGGGTATCGGGAATCTCGCAGTCTCTTCCGAGTACGGATTCGATGGTCTGCCTCCGTATGACATGATCATCTCTAAGACTGGTAGCGGCATCGACACAGAGTATGCAGTCGTAGCAGCACGCAACAACACAGAGCTTACTGCAGATGAAGTAGCCGCAGTCGAGAAGGCAGGAGACATTAACGTAGTTATTGGCCGATCAGTTGCTAAGAAGGTTGGTATTAAGCCTGCAGACCTAGACCTAACAGAGGAGGATATCCCAGTCGTCAAAGACGAGGATTTGCCTTTCTAATATGGCTTATCAACTGCCTAGCAAGTCTAAGCCAGGCACGACTCACACAGTAAATAATATACTCGGCCAATGGAAGTGTGATTGCATAGCGTTTAAGTACCACTCGAAATGCAGTCACATTGCCCAGGCTAAATCACTACATGGAACAACCGACACTAAACGAGATGCAGATCAGGTTCAGAGGGAGGGTGAGCGTGCCGTTCAAACTCCAGACGGACGAATCGATTAAAATCACTGTTACAGCTCCAGGTGGAGTGACAACTATGGAAGGCCAGGTCATCGAGCAGTCCACACGTTCGAATCATGACGGGACATTCGACCTCGTAAGTGTAATCGCAATCTCACTCTAATCAATGAACACCAAACAAGAGACACATCTTAAGTACCTACTCGACACAGCAGTAACACGCATCTCACGTAAGTACATCGCAGGCACACGTGAACACCGTGGATGCTTAGCGGACAAATCAGCAGAGTATTTGATCGACCAAGCTATTAGTGAAGCTGTTGACCAAATCACGTATCTACTCACCTTAAAGACCAAGATCGATGAATCTTCTAGTAAAAAGACTAAATAACGCAGAGGACGAGTTAGGTATTCACTCACCTAAGAAGTTTGGTGATCAGGGATTCGACCTAGTGGTGAGCGAAGACACGGTTGTTCCTCCATTGGGGTCTGGTTCGGTCATTGTACCTTCCGATGTTAAGATTGGTATCCCAGAAGGATACTGGTGCCAAATCGTAGGACGCTCCAGTACAGCAAAGCGTGGATTGTCGGTGCAGACAGCTACTATCGACCAGGGGTACACAGGTAAGATGTTCGCATGTTGCTTCAATATGACCAGCAATGAGATCAGCATCAAGAAGGGCGAACGCCTAGCACAGGTAGTGTTCTTCAAGTCCGAGATTCCGTCCATCGTTGAGGTAGATGAGCTTCCTTCTACAGAACGAGGAGAGACAGGCTTTGGGTCTACAAATCTATGAATAAGTTTAAGGTAGGAGACAAGGTAAAGCCAACAGCTAGTGGATTCCAGAAGTTGTGTAGCAGCTGTGCTGCGTTCAACGGTGGTTCCAGCGATAACCCAGAGTATTTAATCCTAAACCGAACTAGCTATGAATTAGACAGCTCGAAGTTCAGTTGGAATGCGTATAGGTCAGATGGGACTATCCGTGACAGATGTTCAGGCCACAACCTCCAAGATGAAGACCTAGAGCTTTACGACTCACCAACAGTTGCACCTAGCCACAGCGACCAAGCCTCTGCACCAGCAGTAGTAACGATAACGCAACCTAACAATAAAACAATGAACGTAATTAAAACAGTCAAGGATATGGCACTCAAAGTATCAAACCCAGCAGAGTTCTTTCGTCGCAAGGCAGGACTCCATGACTTATGTGGAGAGTTGACTAGCGATGGTAAGGAGCTTGTCTGGCAGTACCTCAAGGAACAGTTTGCAGACCGTCTCGCTACTGATGCAGAAGTCATCGTCGACGAGCAGAGCAAGAACGAATAAACATGACAGACCAACCACAAACAATCAAAGAACACCGTATCTTCTGCGTTGTGTGTGGGACAGAGCGTGTAGTGAAGACACAGAATTGGAAGCAGGTGAAGCGTTGTATTACCTGTCAATATGCAGAGAAACAGGCGTACAACACACGATATATTAGGGAGAAACGTAAACTTAACAAAATAACAAATGACCAAGCCAATACTGGTGGTTCAGGGGGGCAGTTGGGGTAGTGAGTCTAAGGGTCTAGTAGTCGATCACTTGTGCAGAGAACGTGATGTTGATTTCGCAGTCCGTACAGGTAGCATCAACGCAGGGCACACAGTGTATTATAACGGCAAGGCGTACAAGTTCCAGCAAATCCCAGTCGGCTGGACTAACCCAAATACTAGACTAGTTATCGGTGGCGGTGCGTATATTAGCCCAGAGATCCTAGAATCAGAGGTAGAGTTGATCGCCCAGGCCACAGGTCAGGACTCTGACAAGGTGCGTGAGAGAATCTTCATCGATTACCGATGCGGTACTCACTTGCACAAGCACCACGCACAAGAAGAGAGTTCCGGCATCCACGTCCGTATGGGTTCCACAGGCGAAGGTGTGGCAGCAGCCATCGTTGACAAGCTAGACCGCAAGACAGATTACGCCCTGTTCAGAACACTACCAGAATCAGCCAAGTACACACTAGGAGACACTACAAAGCTGTTGAACGATTCGTACGATAACAACATGCAGATTTTGTTGGAGGGCACACAGGGCACCATGCTTGACTTGCACTTTGGTACCTACCCCTATGTCACCAGCCGTCAGACTCTTGCAGGTGCGTGGGCTACTGAAGCAGGTTTGTCTCCATCGCTCCAATACGAAGTGGTATTAGTAGTGCGTCAGTTCCCTATCCGTGTAGCAGGCAATTCTGGTCCTTTTCCAGCAGAGATAGACTGGATCCCATTTATGCGTGAGGTGAACCGCAAGCGTCTTGAGTTGAGCCTACCAGTTATAGTAGATGAGGCTTGCATCGCAAGGTTTGAGGAGAGATTTATCGCCATGTCTAAGATGCTCGGATTGCCTACACCAGCCACATCCACCTTGTCCACAGAAGAACGTGTGTTACACGCTTCGGCATTGTCCACTGTCTACAAGCAGACGCTCGATATGATGGACGCAGAGGACGTTGCAGAGTTGAAGAAGTTGCTTGAGATGACTACCGTTACAAAGAAGGTGCGCCGTCTTGCACGACTTGATATGGACTCGCTCAAGTACGCAGTGAGATTGAACCGACCGCAGTATGTGGTGTTGAACTTCCTCAATTACCAGTTCCCTTCATTGTTCGGCGTTGATACAGTAGAAGGCATCAAGGCTTCGCCAGAATTCGACCAGTTGAGTCTCTACTTGCACCAGTTTGAGGAAGAGACAGGTGTGCAGGTTAAGTACATCAACACAACAGCAGACAAGATAATCCCAGTTGACCAAATCTGGAACTAACAGATGAGCCACAAAGAATACTTTAAGATTAGAGGTGAGACGCAGGCGTATCAAGATATGACATGCGCCAATGGTTGGGCGGCACCAAGCACAAAACACTCGGTGCCAAAGGGAGGGAAAGTCGTCCGTGCGGAGGTAGCTAAGGCCGATGGGTCGATCAAGACTAATTACTACTGCGAGAAGTGCGCACAGAGCTTATTGGAGGAGAGACTACGTATCGAAGCCTCGCAGAACACATTATTATGAAACGCCTCACGATAGCTATGGACCTAGATAAGACCTTGACCAAAGATGTAGCGTGGGACGAGCAGGGTGCGTTGACTGCAGAGCCTAACACTGGTAGGATTAAGAAGCTTAACACCCTGTACGGCCAGCACACTATCATTATTCACACGGCTAGAGTAGAGAGTCTTAGATACGCTACCGCCTATTGGCTAGCGAAGCATGGGGTTAGGTATCATGCTCTAGTGATGGGAAAGGTAGGGGCAGACGCTTACGTAGATGACAAGGCCATACGTGACATAGACTTCTTCGGTTCCTCTGGCATCTTCGAGGGCACGGAAGATACTTCCGTTGCATCAGAGAGTCGTCATTGGTATCCAAGCATCTTAGAAGCCCTTAAAAACAAAAGAAAGCCAAAAAAATGACCACTGCACCGTGTTTCGGTAAGAGATTGGGGCATCAGTTCGTTGGTGGGGTGTGCCTGAACATGTGTGGCACTAGACAGGAGGATTTAACCAAGAAAGAAGAAAAGCCAAAGGTCGATTTCTTCGATGGTTATCTCAAAAGGCTACTAGCCAGGCCGGTACAGGAGGGCAGGGACTACAGAGAGAATCTCACGTTGCCGTACTTGAAGAACTTCATATGGGAATCTTCAGATGGTGAGAAATTCCTTCGCCAGACTCGCCGGTTCTGGGCTAGTACACACATCGGGTGGAAGCAGTACACGCCGTTCGAGTATGAGAATATATTGAAATGGGCATCAGGGAGAGACGGAATGACAATTGAATCAGTGTGCCGTGCGTTAACTAAACCTAAAACAAAACCAAAATGGAGCAAGTAAAATGCGTACAATGTGAGGCACCGATTATAACAGTCGAGTTCACGCAGGAAGGAGCACCAGTGTGTAGGACGTGCGTTGAAGAAGAAGGAGCAAAATATGATGAGAAGACAGACGTATCGATTCTATTTGGCAACGAGTAATATGGACATCTTCTATTGGACGGCTATGGGGGCTGTAGGTGGGGTACTTATGGCTTGGGCACTACGAGAGCCACTTGTTGCATTCCTGCCTGGGGCTGTGCTCCTCGGGCCAGTCGCCATCTTTCTAGGCATTGTATGGTCTGTAATACGTATTAGTAAACTCGTCTAACATGAGACTAACTATAAAGGAAAAGGAAGACCTAATGGTTTTGGTCGAACACACGCATCGAGATATTGGCTACGGAGATGGTGGGACATATAACAAGAGGGCTAAGGGTGGGGATGAGTTTGTGTTCGATGTGAAGGAAGCGGAAAGAGCAAAGAGAGCGATACAGGTGTTACTCAAATTATTGCAACCATAGCCCCAATATGACCATACAAGAAGCAATACAAAAAGCAGTCGAGGGAGGATGGATGAGAGACTCAGAAATGAAACCAGAGGAATGGCAATGGAAGTGGGAGATTATGGTATGCGACCCCCTCTTCTGGCAAGCACTGGGTAAGGAACGGGGGTGGGATGCGGATTTATGCCCGACTTGTGGTGGTGGGTACAGGATTTCTGCGAGGATGGTTGATTGGTGCGAAAACTACTGCGAAAACGATGGGTTCCCGACTGCACCTAGGCCTGGATGGCAGTACCACTGGCACCGCTTCATCGACCACCTAGCAGAAGGCAAGAGTATTGAAGACTTTTTCGCTAACCTCCTCCCCCATGACGAACCAAACTAACAAAATCCACAAGCAAGGTTGCCTAGCTAACGTACACTGTCTCGTGTACCACCCAGACGGTGTTTGCCCAGGACCCTACGGAAAGTGCAACTGCGACGAGTTACCAGAGACACCACCGATTCAAATAAGTAATGCAGATATAACTGGTCACCACGCCCCCAAGGACTCTGCTACGCAGGGAGAGGTAACTGAGACGAGTGTAGCCAGGTATGAAGCATGGTGTAAAAAGATTGGGCGCACACTGAGTGAAGATTCTTGGATTTCCTTGCTCAGATATCAGAGTTGGCTCGAAAAAGAAGCAGGAGAGACAATCGGTAAAAGTAACGGATGCTACCACTGTGGCGGCAAGCCCTTCGTTTCAGTATCCACCAAGAAAGGGCGCAGGAAGATATGTAATAGTTGTGGGAGAGACTGGCAGAAGATAACCAAGTCCACTCCAGCCCTCCCCACAGAGAAACCGCCCAAAGAAGAGCAGAGGTGTGAAGAGTGCCTAGCTCATTATACGGGCAATCATGTGTGTGACCCAGTAATGAAGGGGTTGAAAAGCCTGTATGACAGGGGCTCTTCTAAGAGTTATAATTATAGCCATATCTCCCACTCTCATTGCTGGGACCAACAACCGTCAGCCTGCGGCATCAACTTAGAGAATCACGAACAATGTTGTTTGTGCGACCTGAAGTATGCATGGTCGGATAAGTACGCCAAGCCCCAGTCTAAAGACTGCTGTGCCCGCACCGAATCTAGGGTGAGAGGTGAGATG